GCGGCTCGTACGTCTGCACGCTGGACAACTACCACCCCTCGGTCGATGCGGTGGACTACAGCACCAGCGAGACGCCCAGCGAGCACAAGAGCATGAACATCGTTGAGCTGGAGAACGGCCAGTTCTGCGCCTACCCCAACAACCGGCTGCGGATCTTCGATGCCTCGCTGACGCCAGCCGAGCCCAAGATCCCTGACTTCAAGTGCAGCACGATCGAGTTCAGCGTCGAGCACGATGCCGCACAGATCGAGCGCTACGGCGACACGGACGCCTACATGTACGGATTGGGGGAGCACGAGGCTCCCCCAACGCCTTAGATGCCATGCCGGCGGGCGAAGGCCCGATCGGCGCTGTAGGCCCACCAGATGAGGACGGCGATGGATGCGAGTAGCAGCTCCATCACTTGTAATTCTTGCGCTCGGCCAACATAGCCTCGGCGACGTCGTAGGCGTCTCCGGCGGGGCAAGTCCAGTCGCCGTTTTCAATACCAAGTTCAAAACCAGACTGTTCCATCCGCGCCATAATTCCCGCCAGCGCCTGCCCGGCGAACCAGTCTCGCAGGGTCATGCCGTCTTGGAAACTGTCCCACGTTTCTGGAAGCACCATAGGGAAAGCTGGAATATTAGTGTCAGCGCTCATTGGTCGGTCTCCGTCGGGTAAGTTGTCAGGTTGGGGAGGCGCGCACCCAACGAAACGCCCCTCCCCATAAGCTGGTTAAACGTAGGCGAGGATCTTCTCGCGGATGCGCTTGATCGCGGCCTTGCGCTTGGCGATCGACAAGTCGCGGTCGATACCTTCGAAGTCGAATGGGCTGAGATCCTCGCGCTGGAGGTCGTAGAGGGCGAGCGTCTCGCTCTCGTAAGCCAGCAGCAGGCTGCGCAGGTCTATAAGCCTACGCTGTTCGGGGGTTGGGTCGTCAATGTTCATGTCTCAGTTCTCCTTACGTTTGCCGGTTAGATAGAACTCACGACCGTCTGGCATACGCATGTAGTCTGGGTCGTCGGCGGGAAAAATAAGTTCGACGCCTTCCAGCGCCGTGCGAGTGCGCTGCGCCCGCTCTTCGGACACGAGGTCGGGCCAGCGCAGAAAGAGGGCTGCCTCGCGGTCGCACTTGGCGACAATGCCCGCCACGCGAGAGCCTGTTATGCCGTGACGCTTGGCGAGGGTGGCGTATCTCTCACCGTCCACCTTGTAGCTGCGCCAGATGATCCAGTTGCGATCGTGCTTCGGCGCGCTCTTCGAGGTGCGCGGCGGGGGTGCGGGAGGCGGTGGTGGCGGCGCGTAGGCGAGCTGCTCGACGGTGCCTGTCAGGAAGGCGCGGCGGTCCGCGTCCCAAAGCGCCTTCCCCGCGCGGCTCAGCCCTTCGACGATAGCTGGTCGCAGCTCGGCCCACACGCGCCCGGCGCGCTGCCAGTCGCCCTGTGCGTCGCGCCCTATGAGCATGACGTCGTCAGGATGGCCCCTGATCGTGTAGATCAGGTAGTCCGCGCCGGGCTGCACCTCAGCGAGGATGTCTGCCAGTTTCATGGCTCAGTCCTCCTCGACCTCACGAACGCGGGCCACAAAGGCGAGCGCCGCGAGGTCGCCGAGGAGGGCGTACGCTTCTTCAGCGCACACATACGCGCCGCGAGGGGGGACGAACCAAGTGCCGTCGATGGCGCGGATTTCTACATTGAACATGTCAGTGTCTCCTACGTTGCGGTTAGCCGTACTGCCGCACTTCCAGCCCATCACACCATTGCCACTTAGAGCGGAAATAGCGTTCAGCTTGAACCAACGTTTTGAAGCGATCCGTTTGGTCAACAGAGGTCCCATCAAGGGCCAAGATGTGAACTTTGGTCATGTGCTGATACTCCTGTGCGGGTGGTTCAGGCGTAGGCCGCTGCGACTTCGCGGGCCATCGCCTGTGAGGGGCAAACGCGGATGAGCTTGCTGCCGACGTAAACGTAGAAGTCGCTGCCGTAGGTTTCGCGGACTTCGTGGATGGTGGCGGTCATGTGTGCGTTTCCTTGTGTGCGTTGCTGATGACCCACATCTAATGTCTAAATTGCAGGTTGCAAGCACTATCTGTAATTTTCTGCGCTTTGCGTATTCATACGTAGGTTTGGCTGCGTTGTGTGTTGTTGCGTTGTGTTGTAAAAGCAGCATCGCACCAATTCGGAAAGGAGTGCACCCATGAGCACCTATGATAATAAAATCTCAATGCTAGAGGATCTTATGCATAAGTTCCCTCGGGGCGCAGATGTGGGAACCTGCGTCGGATACCAAGTCTTCGCACCAAACGGCAACGTGAAGAAGCACGCCCGCTTCGCCGTGGTGGCCGAGCAAGTCTGGGTGCGGGATGGCGTGTCGCGCACGATGGGCCTCGTCTGGGTGTCGCAGTGTGACGCGTGCGGTTCGGTCTTCCATCAGGTCACCCCCACGCACCCAGAGGATCTCAAGGAGCTGTGCTCCTTCTGCGGGTGCGACAAGTACGAGACGAACAACTACGTGGACACGAAGGCGTTCTGGTCGCCGCTGCAGTCGATCGCGAAGCACCCCCTCGTCAAGCGCAGGGGCCGCGTCGAAAGCCACGTCCTAAATGTGCTGTCGCTGTTTGGTGATCAAAGCATCGTCAAGGCGCAGGAGCTTATCGCCAAGGCTGTGGAGACGCTGCCCGAACCCGAGGAAGGTAAGCGCGACACGCGGAGGCAGGTCGTGGTTCGAGCGATCAATAATCTTAGCCGTGAGAAAGACCCGCCGCTGCGCATTGAGGGGGGCATTGTAATTTTCTACGAGTAGGTTTGCAGCATGCAGCATTTGCAGCATCTGCATCATGTTGCAAATGCTGCAGCCTTCCCAAATGCAGCATTAGCAGCAGCATGAGGGGGTTCCCCCCTTTAGGGGGGACCCTTGATGCTGCAATGCTGCAGGGGCTGCACGGTGCGGATGTTGTGGTGCAATCGACCAGCCTCTGAAACATTTCGTGCAGCATGGTGCAAATGCTGCGTGCTGCATGATGCGCTGATGCTGCGTGCTGCGCTGCTGCGTCGCCACCCCTTGCGCTTCGCTCGGACAGAGCGTATCTTGGGGCTTCACTGGTAGTCCTGCCAAGAAGCGGAGCATGCAGATGCCGTACCCGGCGAAGAAGACCCCCAAGCTCATTGAGGAAGTGCTGTCGCGTATCGCTCAGGGCGAGACGCTGGCGTCGCTTGGCCGTGAGCTGAATTTCCATCCGGCGTCGTGGAACTTTTGGCTGCGCGGAGACGAAGACCTAGCCATTGCGTACGCGCAAGCGCGCGACGTCGGTGCTGACGTCATCGCCGACGACGTGCTGCGCATCATCGACGAAGAACCCGAGCGCGTGGTGCAGATCGATGAGGACGGCAACAAGTCCACGTCGCGTCTCGACAGCGCCGGTGTTGCGTGGGCAAGGAACCGCGCGGAGCTTCGCCTGAAGTTACTCGCGAAGTGGCACCCGAAGAAGTACGGCGACAAGCAGCAAGTCGAAGTCGGCAACAAGGACGGCGAGGCGCTCAAGATCGAGAGCAATGCGGACAACGCGGCCCTCGCCCTGCAGCTCGCCGAGGCGCTGCGCGTTGCAGGCATGAAGGATCTCGACAAGTGATCTGGAACCCGTGGCGCCGCGCGCGTGAATTGCAGGCGCAGCTCGACCGCGCCAATCGCAACATCGAGCACCTCGACCGCGCCCTGCGCGACAGCGCCGATCGCTACGACGGCATCCGCAACGCGAACCTTCAACTGCGCGAGACGCTCACGCTCTACCGCGAAGGCTCGCGATGACCGCGTGACCGACGTCGCCGCCCTCCTCGAAAAGCTCAGCCCTGAGCAGCGCACCCACCTGCGCTGGCAGCAGCGTTGGCAGGACACCGCGCGCCCCAACCAGATCGTGCCCAAGACCGATTGGACGGAGTGCGGGTATCTGGCCGGGCGCGGCTTCGGCAAGACGCGCGTCGGCGCGGAGTGGATCACGCGCGCAGCCTACGAAGACCCGAGCGGCTTCGATAGCTGCGTGATCGCGCCCACCTACAGCGACGTCAAGTTCACCTGCTTCGAGGGCGAGAGCGGCATCCTCAGCGTGCTGCCGCCCGAGCTGGTGGTAGAATACAACAAGTCAGACCTGTTCATCCGCATCCACAACATAGTGGGCGGCGTCAGCACCATACGCGGCTTCACCGCCGAGAAGCCCGAACGTCTGCGCGGCCCGCAGCACACGCGCGGCTGGTTCGACGAGCTGGCGGCGTGGGCCTACGACGAAGACACGTGGGACATGGCGATGATGGGCATGCGCCTCGGCAAAGATCCGCAGGTGCTGTGGACCACCACGCCCAAGCCAAAGGAGCTGATCCGCAAGCTGAGCCAGCCGCAGGACAAGCGCGTGATCGTGCGAGGCTCGACCTTCGACAACAAGGCCAACCTGCCCGACGCGTTCTTCAAGCAGCTCGAGCAGTACGAAGGCACGACGATCGGCAGGCAGGAGCTGTACGGCGAGCTGATCGACCCCGAAGAGAGCGGCATCGTCAAGCGCAGCGACTTCCGCCTGTGGCCAGCCAAGAAGTCGCTGCCCGCCTTCGAGTTTATCGTCCTCTCGCTCGACACCGCCTTCACCGAGGCGACGTACGACAAGAAGAAGGGCGACCCCGACAGCACGGCGTGCGTCGTGATGGGCAGCTTCACCGATCGCGAGGGGCACAAGCACCTCATCGTGCTGGACTGCTGGTCGGAGCAGATGGGCATGCCCGACCTGATAAAGCGCGTGAAGCGCGAGCTGAACGTAGCCTACGGCGACGATCAGGACGTGGCGCTGATCAAGCCCATGTTCGGCAGCGACAAGCCGCGCACGTCAGGA